GTTCTGTTCCCGTTGCTGTCAACTGTTGCAAGGATACGGTTCTTTGAATCATTCACATCTCTGATGATGACGGTCGCGGTCTCGGCGCCCGATAGCTTTCCGGCCACAGCCGACAAGATGAGCCTGAGTGTTTCGCGCATCGAGACACCAGTCTCCACGTCTGAGTTATCAAGGAGCGACGACGCCAGACCTTCGGGGCTGAGGTCGGTGAATGGGCTTATGTCCGCACCAAGTCTGCCAATGCCTTTCAGATTTGAATCGATCGCGCCAACGCCATTAAGGGCCGCAGCCAATGGAATGAGCGCGCTTAAGTTCGCGGTGATCGATCCTGTTCCATTGAGTGCAGCGGCAAGACTCGACACTGCCGCGAGCTGCGCATCAGTGATGAGACCCTGACCATTTAAAGCGGCTGCCATTTGAACAAGCTGACTTAGTTGAGCTGTCGTGACCGTGCCGTCTCCAGCAATAGTCGCCGAGGCAGTCTTTACATTTAAAGCGGAAGCCGCGACGCTCGACGATCCTCTGACTTGAACGAACGACGAAAGTCCGCCGCCCGTCTGAGCGATCAAAAAAGAACCTGGAGGCTCATAGCCCATCGGCCGCGAGTAGTTCTTTGGCAAAGCCAGGAACGAGTTTCGCATCTTGTTCGTCTTGCCATAATTCGCACGCGTGTCGGCAACAGAAGGTCCTGTTGAGAACCCTCCCGCAGTTTTATTTAAAACTGAATAGTTGCCGATCAATGCCATCTGTTAACCCCAAGCGAAATCGAGGTGACCGTAGAACGCCGAGTTAACTGGCGTCGCGGCACCGTGATAGATGAGCCAGTGAAGATTCGCGCCGTCGTAGACTCGCGGAAGCGACGGGACCTGGTTAAGGAAATCGCGCTCTGCTGCGACACCGATCGTCGTCATTGGCATGGTGATGAGTGGTTTACAGAGTGCTACCGAGAACGTGCCGGAGACATACGATGCAGACAGGTTGATCTGTGTGATGGCTCGGATTCCGGAGTCACCGCTCGCAAGTGGAATAAATGGTCCGTACTTTCCAGATCCAGTACCAGAGTAAAAAATCAGACCGTTCGCTGCCGCAGTCTTACAGGCTGGCAAAGTTGTCGGAGTTGTGTTGCCAGTGTTCCCGTCCTGGTCAGTGTATGTGATCGACAAGTTCGGAGTTGCTGCACCCATCGCAGTCGTTGAGTTGTTGAACGCAAAGGCCTGCACCCCTGCTCCTGAAGTGTATCGCGGTAAAGTTACCGTGTTATCGGTCGCCTGGTTTCCAGTCGTGGTCACAGACGTGACGCGATAGAATCCGAGAAGATCGATCAGCATCAAGACCGATGGCATCGTGGTCGCAGCCGCACTGAATGCCGATGCGTTTACGATGTGCTTCGTGTCGGTTGATACGTTCCCGCCATGCAAGATGCCGCCTGCGCCAGCCGTCGAATCACTCGTGGCCTGAAACGCCAAGTTTGTACCAGAGTTGTAAATGGTGCCGGCCGCAGGGTTACCGCCGCCGTTTGCTAAGACCGACCACTCACCAGCAACAGCCGCCGTTGTCGGCAGCATGTTTTTATTCCAGTCAGCGCGGTAGAACTTCCCGTTTACCGTTGCTTCGTTGATGAAGTCGTCCATTGATGTAAAGCCAGCCATGCGTTCCCCTCAGTTCCAAATTGCCGTTAGTTCGCCGTGAATGTTCACACCTGAAAGCGAACCGTTCGGGAGACAAATGAAGTTCAAATAGGCGCCGTCTTGAATCACTGGCGCACTCGCCTGCATCGTTAAATAGTCAACCTCGACCGGCGCCGTCTGTTCTCTGATCTGAATCGACGCCAAAGGCTTAACAAGCACCAAGTGGAATAGACCAACATCAGCGCCAGAGATCATCTGTACACCTTCAATCGACCTCACTCCGGTATCGGTTCCCTGAAGTGGAAGGAACGGCCCAGCGGCCGATGCGTTCGCATTCTGCCCACTGACGATTGATCCGACTGCTGCCGCCGTGTTCATGATGACCGTCGATGTGAATCGATCAGACACACCGTCTTGATTCGTATATCGAACACGGAACGTCTGACCTCCAGCCCCCGCCGCAGCAAGTACCGCCATGATCTTTACTCCAGTGCCGTCAGTGTACCGAGTCAGCGACTCAGTATTCACAGTGGACTGCTCCTCAGTCTCGCCCATGTCACAGAACGGGTAATAGAGTAGGTAGTCACAGAGCTTCATCGGCATTGGAAGCCCAGTTGCAGACGACGACATCACAAGCAAGCGGCGAATGATCTTTTGTTTTGGCGATACGTCGCCGCCATGAAGCATCCCACTGGCCGACGATTGGCTTAGCGCTGTGGCCTCAAGAGGCGGTGATGCATAATAGAACGGCTTTGGATTTCCGCCGCTCGACGCCATGTCGAACCAAATCCCGGCAGTCGTGACCTGTGAAGGCGCCTTGCGGAACTGAGTGTATTTCTCAGCTCCGGCAATGTGTGCCTCCACAATTTCACGCATACCGTAGAAGCCAGCCATCAATCCTCAGTAACTGTGAAAGTGCCAACCGGGAACTGGAGCGTGATGCCAGACGATACACTCCGCGAAGCGCTCAATGCGCCAGAGTGAAGAATCGTCCCGGCTCCGCTTGACGTTGTAACGAACGCGCAGTGCGTGACGGTCTCCGAACCAGAAGTGCATTCAGGGAATGATATCTGCACCAGATTTGAAATGGTGTTGCCCGACAGATCAAACTCAGTCGCGCGGTCAACAGCAACGCGAGCGTAGCCGCCGAATGCGCATTCGTTCGTGTTCGCCGAGCCAGCTTCACCTGGATCTGAAGTGTAGAGCGCTGCCCAGAGGTCAGTGTTTGCAGCCCATGGAAAGGCCGTCGCTTCATACATCGCAGCCAGGACTGCGTTCTCTGCGGTATTAGACTTGGACATAACCTATCCTCTTCTTGAGCGCTTCGAACTCAGAATTGAGTCCAGAAATGATCGCCGACAGTTCGGCCTTCTCTTTCTTCATGATCTCGATTTCAGCCTCGACAGCCTTTGCGTCTTGCAATGCCTTGGCACGCGCGACCTCAGAGACCGTCTTTGTTTCAAACGCCTTGGTGTGCGCTTGGCTTACGATCTCGGCAGCCTTCTCTTGAGCAAGTTTCAACACTTGCTCGGCCTTCTCTTTGGCCTCAGCGACGAGACCATCGGCGATCGATTGCTCGGCGTCGGCCTTCTCTTTGGCAGCGATGAACTTGGCGTGCGCGTCGGCTTCGTCAGCTTTAAGCTTCAGAAGTCGAGCGCTTGCCTCGTTCCCGGCATTCTCAATCGAGCCGACCTTTTCGATCTCTTCTGCGAAATCAAGCAAACCCTTGAGCATTCGCCCAAGCTTCTTGATGTCATCAACTGCGTGCATCTTTGCATTCGACATTTAAGACCTCCGCATAAGGATGTGAACTGACAATGAAGTGGTGCCGTCGCCGGCTGTGACTCGCGGCCTGATGTATCGAACGATCTCCATGATCGTCTCAACTTTCAGAGCGTTGATGTCGAGTGCGTTGCCTTGAGGGTCTGTCAGAACATGATATGTGCTGCCATCGAGTGAGCCTTCAATTCGAACAGATCCGCCTGTTCCGAGAGTGCCGGTCACTTGTACTGTGCGATCTGCTGATCCCGGCATTTCAATTGGCGAGCCGACGTCGGACCCGGCAAAGGTCATCGGTGTCCACGAATAGACATGCACTTTATCGTTACCGAACGTCGTCGGATTTGAATGCGTTGGTGTTATCGTTGCCATTTAAACCTCACTGCGGAGTTAGCGCCCCCGCATTGGCGTTTTGAATTAATCTTGTTAAAGCGTTGTCGCCTTCCATATCGGCACTTGATAGATCCCGCATTGCGGCTGCGCCCTGCTGTACCGTTGCCGCGACTTGCTGCGCCTGTTGCGCTTGAGCTCGGGCAGAGCGGATCTCTGCGACCTTTTCATCTGGCCGCACGATGCCGGGCTGAAGAGAGAGTCTGTCGCCGTAAACATCGACCATTTGATCGAAGTCCACTTTGTCTGCGACCTCGGGATTGACCGAGAGAAGCCCGTTTGCAAACCCAGCAAAGCGCTCAATGCCAGCAATGCCGGCGAGCTTCTGCGCTTGAGCCATGATTGAGATGTATTCGACGCGGAGGCTCTTTCCTTGGATGTCTTGCGGTGGCTCAGGGATAAGGCCTTGGCGATCCATGATTGTGAAAGCAATGTCGATCAACGGGTCGAGAAGATCCTGATTGAGCTGCTCGAGTACCGGACCAAGTGCCAAAAGCTTTTCCTCTTGGCGAACGTCGACCTCGCGGGCCGTGATCTCGCGTCGATCTGTATTCGACAGCATCAAGAACAGGTCCTCATAGAACACCCGCTTGATCCGCATCTGATATTCTTGGATGTCCATGATCAGTTCATTCACGCGAGGATTGACCTCGTGAACTGGGCGCATTCCGCTTGTGCCTTCGCGCGCATCGCTAAAGCTGACGTCACCAGGGAGCAGGCTGATCTTTGTGTTAGCCATTGATGTCGGTGCGACCATCGGCGGATTGACCATCTTCTCGATGGCCTGCGCTTTCTTCTTTTGCATGAGCTGAAGCGCTCGAATATCGCCAAGCGCGATCATTCCAGGACATTCAGTGCCGTAGACGTCCTCGCCGGTCACTTCCCAACGCGGGCAAAGAACCGGGAAATAGTCATAGCCCATCTCGCGGAGAATCTTATCCTCGTCGCCTGCGGATTTTGACGAGCCCTTCTCGTAATAGCACGAGCTGAATTTCTTGTGCTTCGATTCAACCTTTGAGTCATCGAAGTCTTGGTTCGGGCGGATCATGTGACAGACATCAACCCACGCCTCGCCGTGTCCGCTCTCGTACTGTGATCGAACTGAGTTTGAGATATTGTCCCAGATCACCTTGCCGGATCTGTCGCGAACGCCAAAGCGATCGACGACCTGACGGACTGTCATCCGAAACTCGCGATAGAATATGTCGACTTTGAGTTTGTCGTTTACTGCGATCGCGTATGATCCGATCGGGAAAACATAGAACCGCATGACCTCATCGAAGTCCTCCTCGACCATCATTGCGGCTGTGCCGAATACCCCCATGTCGCCGTAAACAGTTGGCAAGACATTGTATAGGTTAGACTTGATGAAGGTCGCACTCATCCGTTCTGTAACAATATGAAGCCAGTCTTTTACCGGCCCTGACTCCATGAACTGAGGATCTGGGATTGAGAGACGAAACCATGGTCTTGCGGGAGAAGTGACCCCGGACATCATGCCAGAACGGAGAGTCCGGGCGGCCATGGTTGCCGTTGCGTCAATGATCTTTTGATTCTTTCGGTCGCCCTTGTTGTTTTCTGAAGTCGTAAAACGCGGGCGTCGCGGAAGGATATGCTCGCCAAGGTCGCGCCAGTGCGACAGAAACGATGAGCGTTCGTTCTCAAGCTGTGCTCTGAGGATGTCGAACTGCTTTCGCTTTGTGAGTTCGTTCTTGAATCCCGACATCTATTGCCCCAACAGCGTCTTGCGCCCAGGTACATATCCATTCGGAACACCGCTCGGACCGGTCAGAATCGTTGACGAACGGCCGCCGGCATTGGCTGCCATCGATCGTTGTCTTGCGCGAGAGAGGTCACGATTTTTGATCATTGTCTGCTGTGCCTCGGCCGACTGCCTGTCCGAGATAAGCCGATTGACGTCGGCCTCTTGCTTCGCTGCCGCAGCTTCCGCGGCTTGTTTCATTCTTTCAGGCGCCTCGATTGCATCGCCAACGCCTTTACCGCCAGCGCTTGCCATCGATCCGACCGGGTTCAGCACGCTTCCGATTTGCTTTCCCAGCAGTTTATCCGCCGCCGCTCCGATTGGATTGGCTGCGATCTGAAGTACGTTTGAAACAGAAGGCATCCCGCCCATATCAAAGCTCCATTAAAAAGCTGCGTTCTTGCAGCCTGAATCCGTTTCGGACCATGAACTCATCGCTGACCGGACTATGTGATTCGAGATTGCAAGTGATCCAATCAGCGTTCTCTGCCCCAAATTTCTTGAACTCTTGGAACAGCATGAAACCAGCGCGAGTCCCGCGGTGATTCTCAGACACCCACCAAAACGTCTCTGAAAGTACGGTGATGTCGGGATTGAACATATGCGGCGACAAAACGCCTGAGATGAACCCAACCGGGCCATGCGTATCGTGATGAGCGATCGCAAAGAAGTGGTCGCGAATGATGATCTCAAGGCCATGGGTCGCCATCGCTTCGTTTCCGAGCAGCGATAGTTTTGTGCCAAAGAACTCAGCGAACTTTCGAAGTTCACCGAGCAGCCAGGGGATGTCGTCTACTGTTGCGCGCTTGATCGAAATGGACATCTGAGGCCAAGTGTAGAGTATTACTCAACGCTGACAAGTCCTAAATTATAGATGTGCGTTGGGATTTTACGGCTTATCTGCGAATGGGTCCCAGTCCGATATGACTTTAGGCTGATTGAAAAGCGAGCTCATCAACGAGGCCTCGCGGCTTGGCATCTCGGGCATAGCGAACGTGAGACAAAGCGCATCGGCTAAGTCAGGGCTGAAGCCCAGACGCTTTTTGATCTGCTCTTTTGGCTCGAGCAGAAACTTGCCGCCTGAGAATGAATAGGTCGGCGCGATCAGTTCTTTCTTTAGCTCTGGGAGGTTTGGCAGTGCGCCGGCCCGCTTCACCCAGTCGGCCATCAGAAACCACATCTCGGCTCGCTTGTTTGCGTACCGGTCATCGATGGCTTTACCTGCGAATTGCACCTCAACCGGGCTGTGGCCGGCCTGAAGCAGCTGATCAATGACGCCAGAACCATAGCCGCCGGTCCCGTCGATCAACTCAATCTCTGACTTCCATTTGAACTTTGCCTGAGCCACACGAGCTGCGATCTCTGGGGTTCTTGCTCCGCGCATGGTCACTGGCTTAAATGCCAGAAGGCCCTGCCTTGGAAAGATCACGGTGCGGTCATCGCCGAAACGAGCGACGTCAACTCCGAGCCTTTTCTGTGCTCCAGCGACAGCTTCACCCTCAGCGCGCCTGCACATCGAGGCTTCGACCTCATCAATACTCAGGAGCGTATTGAAGCCATGCGGAGGGAACAGTCCAAGGATTGTCGCCATGACCCATGGGTTTGATCGCCCATAGATTCTAATCTGTTCTCTTGCGTGCTCAATATCAACGCGCGGTGTGCGGTTTGGATCGTCCGGGTCAGCCGTGATTGTGATGATCGCCCACTGCTCGTTCTCGTATGTGCATATATGATAGAGGAGTCCAGTCGTACTGGTCGGGTTCCCGGCGCCCGCGATGAGCCCATCGACTACGCCGCCGGTGAATATCTGAGTCGCCTTCTGTCCAACGGTGAGCGGCATGGCGCCGATCTCATCAAGCAAGATGAACGGAAACTCAGAGTGAAGACCTGAGAGCGATCGACCAATTGCTTCGGTATCGGCGTCTTTTGCGTAGGATCTGGCCGAAAGGAACCAAGTCTCCGGATGGTCCTTTGCGGCGATGCGCTCCTGATTCCATGTGAACGCAGTCTTCAGGAATGGCGAGCGGCTCTGCCACTTTGAAAGCTCAGCCCATAGGTTATCGCGAAGGTTGTCTCGTCCTTCGCCTGACAGTGCTGCACCTTTTGGATGCTGCCCGCGGTCGGCAAAGCACGAGAGTCTGTGCCATCCAATCCATGCGAGAACGGCTGACTTTCCGGGACCTGTGCAGGCTTTCATTCCAAGTCTGCGCCTGGGGTTTGCGTCACCGCCAAGAACTGACAGCGCTTCGACTTGCCACTTGTCTGGTTCAACTTGAAAGACATCTCGGACAAACATGACCGGATCTCGCCGCCACTCGCGTATCTTTCTTGCGGCAACGGGATCGATCATTAGAGATGCTTTACTTTAGGCAGCCAAATGGTCGTCTCTGGTGCATTTGACTTCGATACTTCTCTGGCCCGATTGATCATTGCCATGGCGTAACCATGGGCCGCGGTGACATCCTCGCCACCTGAATTGATCATTTTCGCCACGGTTTCAAACGTGGGATTGGCCTCGATCTTCACTTTGCCATCGGCTGAGTCCTCGACCGTGATCGTGATCTTTGCCATCAATCCCCCTCGATTTCTTTCCTTTGCGAGGCGACAACGAGCGCCTCAAGAGTCAGCGAGCCACTCACTTCGAGCTTTTCAGTGAAGAGTTTTAAGTGCTTCCCGAGCATTTCGAGCGCCTTGTTTTTGTCCCAGAACTTGAGTTTCTTTGTGAGACCGATCTGATGGCGGTCTTGACCAAAGCCATCGAACAGCTCGTCAACCTCGATTGATTGAATCGCCCGACGCACGTCCGTTGGGATTTCTTTGAGTGGCTTTAAGCTGCCATCATCTTTAAAAGCTTCGCCAATATCGGAGGTCGCAATCCGTAACAGTTCCCGTAAGACTGTGTCAGATTCCACTTGAACTCTCGCAAGCCGCTCCTGATTGAGCTCGGCGATGCGGGCTTGAATGTCTGGATCCGCGAGCATGGTCGAGGCTTGGGTCTTTGCTGACTTCTCGGAATATCCGGCCCTGATCGCTGCGTTCTGACCGTGGAGGTCAACAAGATACTCGCGGCAAAATGCGTCCTGCATTGGCACCAATATCTTAGACATCGCCAACCATCCTGCCGATGACCAGATCCTCTGGGGTTATGTCGATCTGCATCTCTTCTGCGACCTTTAGGATTCTGGCCTGCGCTTTTCCTGGCACCTGTCCATTTGCGCCCTTACGGGATCTCGGGCGCTTCCATGCGCAGACCGATCCCTTATCCCGTCCTATCGCGTTCGCCGCGGCCGTGACGCCGCCAAACGCATAGATGACGTACTCTGCTGGCCGCATGAATCGCATTCATTATCCCCCGCCGTTGGGCTTATCCCAATAGTGTAGAGTAATACTCCACAGACTTGTCAACTTGCCGGCCGTTGGGATTTAGGACACACTGGGTCAATGAAGCATGATGCCGAGTGGTTTAAGCGCATGGTCGAGGAGACTCCGGAAGGCAGTCAGCGACAGCTTGCGCCAAAGCTTATGAACTCCGAAGGGCGCCCAATGGACGTGGCATCGCTCAATAAGATCATCAACGGAAAGCAGCCGATGTTCGTTTCCGATGCGGTACAGCTCGCGAAGGCTTTCGGCTGTGATGTTACCGAAGTGATTCGCCGGGCTGGGTTTCGGGCTTGAGAGCCTTCTCGTACAGATCGACCAGCCATTGCGAGTTTGGTTCCCAGTCATGACCGCGCTGATAGTATTGAACCACAGCTCCTAGGCATTCATCTTTAGGCCTTGGCAGCGTGGCCCACTTGCCTATGCGCTTTAGAAATATCCAAATGCAGATCATGTTTAA